CACTGATGATCAACAGGCCGATCTCATTTCATGGGTGGAGACTCACCACGCCATTGACCACACACCTTTATTATAGGAGCTGATATGAGTGATAACATTGAGCTATTCTCATTATGGACAGCGCTCGACATCGAGAAGTCCGACAGAGGCGACGAGGAGTCTACCAAGGCACCCATCGCCGGTATTGTCTCAACCGACAGTGAAGACCTGCAGGGCGACCGCATCATGCAAGAAGGCTGCGATTGGGATTATTTTCTTCGCCGTGGTTGGTTAAACTACGAGCATCAACAGGGACCTGAGCATATCGTGGGTGTCCCTACGTCAGTAAAGCCTGTCACTACTGCTAGTGGCAAGAAGGCTACACGCATCGAAGGATACTTGCTTTTAGATCGCCCTCGCGCTAAAGAGGTATATGCGGCTGCCAAGGCTATACAGAAGGCAACCGGAAGTGTCGAGCGTAGTATCGGTTTCTCAGTAGAGGGACAGGTAATGGCTCGAGACGCTAAGAACCCTAAGATCATTACACGAGCTCGTATACTCAATGTGAGTGTGACAGCTCATCCGGTAAACCCTGACGCTAGACTTGAAGTGATCGCTCGATCCTTGACTGAGCTTGATCAAATAACTAGTGAAATGAGACCGACTTCTGCTACACTTGCCGCGACACCCCTAGACAGAGAGGATCCTATGTCGGACCTTGAACAAACAAAGAAAGGCGCTGTAGGCTATCAAGAGGCTGCTAAGCCTGATGCCTCAGCTGCGCTATCATCATTAGTGCCTCAATCCATTGACGGTCAACCTTCTTCTGCTGCCGGTGACGATAGCGGTGAAGATATGTCTACTATGATCGAAGGCATGATGCGCCGTGTGATGAAAGAAGAGATGAGCAAGATGATGGGCGAAGAAGTAGATCGCGTCATCAACCAAGCTAAAGGGTCTTACTCTACTGATGCTAACAAAGCGCGAGCCCCTATGGTATCATTACCACAGATGCAGACTCTCTTAGGCAAAGTCTTCCCTCAGCTACCGGCTTCTGAACATCGTGCCATGGCACGCCGTATGTTATCAGCAGCTAAAGGCTACCCACAGAAATAACCTTATTCACTCTTTCCACTCGGAGGAACATTATGTCTGATACCATCGAACAGACTGTTGACATGGGCCGCATCGAGGAGCTACTTGTTGATCTTAACAAGAGCCTCGCTGCACAACAAGAGGCTACTGCTGAGGCAGAGGCTGATAACAGTGTTGAGATCATCGCTAAAGGTGCTGACGCGATCATCGAGCAAAACAAAGAAGCAGTCGAGTCACTCTCTAAGGGTCTCGAAGCTATCTTGGCTAAGCTCGATGCTCTTGAAGCTATCGGTGAGCGCATGACTGAACTTGAAGCGAAGCTCGATAAGGGCTTAGTGGATATGGCGGCTGTACCTGCAGCTCCTAAGTCTGTTATTGCTGAACCTGAAGTATCACCTGCTGACGTACAACCTGAGGTTGTCGCGGTAGAGCTTACTAAAGGCTTGATCATGGACAAAGCTCTTGCTGAACTCACTACTGCTATGGGTGACCGTAAGCATCAGCTTCTTAAAGGCATCGCTCGCCTTGACTCTAACTTCTCACCGGCAGAGGTCGCCGCTGACCTCAACCTCTAATAAATAGGAGACCCATTATGATGATCCCTAATCAGAATGACATGGTAAATGTTGAAGATCTTGTAAAGCTCAACGACAGCCTTCGTAAGTCTAATGTCGGTTATCAAACCGGCGCGCAACCTTCAGCTACAGGCGCTCTCAGCCCCCTCGTGCCACAGAGCATCGAAGGTAGCCTAAGCTCAGCTACGCATACTATGCAAGAGCTCAGCCTATGGCCTATGATCCCTAAAACTAGCGTTAGCAACACTCTTCATGAGTATGTTGTCGTTAAAGATCATGGCTTTGACGTTGACCCCTTCATCGGTGAAGGTGGTGGAGCAGAGCAAGACTTCGTAACTAACAACTCTAACTATGAGCGTAAGTCTGTAAAGATCAAGTACATGGCAGAGCGTCGTCAGATTTCTGATGTTGCTAGCCTTGTTGGTCTTATCGGTGACAACCGCCAAGCTATCGCTGAAGAGACCATGCGTGGAACTCTCAACCTTATGCGTAAGGTAGAGCGTCAGTTATGGTACGGCAACGAGACTCTTCAGGAGAAGGGTTTTGACGGCATCCTCAAACAAGTTCGTGACGGCGCTCCTAGCAACGTCTTAGATCTTGAAGGTAAAGCTCCAACACCATTACTTCTTCAAGAAGCACTCGGTGAGGTTTACTCAGCTCCTAACTTCGGTCGTCCTGACTGCATCTACGTTGAGCCTCGTTTACACAGCGAGCTCATCAAGCAGTCTGTTGAGTCAGGTCGTCACGATCAGTTCCAAGTTAGCTCTGCAGCTAACGGCTTAACCTTCGGTGCATCACAGCTCAACATCATGGCTCCCTTCGGACCTGTCCCTGTTAAAGCTGCTCCATTCTTGCACTTCGCTAACCGTATGCCTGCTAGTGGCTTTGGGTCTTTGGCTCCGGCTGCACCTGTCATCACTTCTGAGACCGTTGCCGGTGAAGCAGTTTCCGGTAGCTCACAGTTCATCGCCGGAGACGCTGCTTATAAATATGCAGTTATCGCTGTTGGTGATCAAGGCTACTCAGCACCTAAGAAGGGCGCTCTTGTTAACATCGACGAAGACGAGCAGATCACTATCGTAATCGCTGCTTCAGGTATCAACCGTGGAACTTCACAAGCTCCTCGTTATTACCGCATCTATCGTACTGCTGCTAACGGTAGCGAGGATAGCTATCGCTTGATCGCTGAGCTCCCTGCTAGTGACAACGCTGCTACTACCTTCATCGACCTTGACGATGGTAATAACGGTCAGAAGTATGATTGTAGCCCAATCCTCTTCGCTCAGCATGATCCTACCGTAATGGAGTTCGTCCGTCTCTTAGACTTCATCCGACGACCTCTTGCAGAGACCGCTTCTGTTAAGCCTTTCCTCTTGATGCTCTTCGGATCACCAATCGTGAAAGTGCCTAGCAAGATGTTCTTGATGGACAACTGTGGTCTTAGCACTTCAGGTCTTATCAAGGCATAAGCGACAGTAAAGGAGACTGACCATGTGGCAATATAATAGACGCATCTCACTGACGGCCCACGCGCAGACTTTAGTCTTCGCCGGACACCAAGTGAAGATTGATGCCACCGGTCGGGTCATCTCAGAGGTCAGCCTAGAGCTCGCGGATTTATTTAAGTCTTCGTCGGCTTGGTCACACTCACCATCTAAGTCACTTGAGGTGATCACTAAAGCAGTGGTCGCTGAGGTTTCACTAGAGGGTGCAGAATGTGATACAATCCCGGAGACTCAACCGCGCAGTAAGGCGACCTCTCGCACTAGACGTAAGTCACCTAAGACTTCCAAGGCTAAGGATTAACTGAGGGAGGTCGAGATAGCGCTGCGCTTCCCATTTCCACCGAAAGGGCTCACCATGGCTATTCGCGACCTCATCACACCTCAGTTTATCAAAGACACCTACGTCTTAGGCGTTGACCTGACGTTAGACGACGGATCCCCATATCCTGATGTTATTTACGAGCAAGCTATTGATGCTGCTGTAAACTATCTCGAGTTAGAGCTCGGTATCACCATTGATCCATTCTCGGTCAAGGGTGAGCGGCATGACGGTCGTGTGGAGAATAA